GCGGATTCGGTCAAAGACAGAAATCTGCGGCTGGACAGCGCCAGCAGCGACCACCGCACGATGGTAGGGATTTCTCGCGTTGAACTCGATCACGCGCCCGCCCGGAAGCTTGAGCACGAGGCCACGCACCCAGACCCGGTACCAGACCTCGAAACATGTCACGCGGTTGCGCGTGGTGTCGCGCCATTCCAGATCATCCCAGCTGGTGCGCAGCCCCTGATCAATGGAATGCATCAAGTCCGCGGACATCCGGGCGTCAAACGTCAGGCGGTGCGCCCAGTCGGGCCAGTGGCCAGCAGACTGGATCACTTCCTTGTGGCGCGGGAAAAATGCGGCGATGTGGTCCGCATCAAACTGCTTCTTCCGGACGACATAGCGTGCATCGGACCAGTCCGGCCGGCGGCAGTGCCAGTCCCAGAAGAGTTCCGAGCGGTGGATATAAGTGACACGGTAGGGATATCGGAAAGGATTGCTCTCGCGCGACACCTCGACGGCGCCGAATCCCGCCTTGATGAGCGCGGCGTATGCGTCCGAGGTCGCCCGGTCTGCTTGGGTCTCGCGCTCTACCTCGTGCATCTTGGCCGACAGCGCCTCTGCAACATCCCCGTACTTGTCGTCATCCGCGCCAACTTGCCAGTCGGTGCGCGTCTTGGCTTCCATGCCCAGCACCGCATTGACGGTAGGTGCAATGAGGTTGGTGGTGAGCTCGCCCAGGCCCAGCTGCTCGCGCAGGTCCAGCGCCTCGGCCGAGAGCTGGTTATTGTCGTAGTAGTCGCAGCACTTATCGGCTTCGCGGCGCCACAGCGGCTGATTGCGTATTTCATCCAACCAGCGTTCCAATTGCAGCACTGACAGCGCATTCGGGTCCGGCTTTGCCTTGTCATAGGCGAACGCCGTCTGGCCGGCCGGCTCGTCGTCGAGCAGTCGGAATCCAGTCACTGCATGGGTCATGATCGCCAGTTTTGCCTATGTATTCTGAAGTTTTCGGGGACGTTGTTGCGGGCGTAGCGCAGCATCATGATGCCGCCGCGGCTCGCGTCGATCGCGTCATCCATCTGCTTGACGATGACGCCATCCTTTCGGTGGTAAACACGGTATTCCTCCAGCCAGTCTTCGCAGTTGGAGAACACCTTGAACTGGCCCTTGACCATGCGGTTGAGCATGATCTGGATGCCTGGTTCGACGCCGATCGAGCCATCCTCGAACTGGGAGCGCTCGGGCAGCATGTTCAAGCCTTCATCCCGATAGGTGTCGCGCATGGGCACGCCGGTGTCCTTCTGGGTCTGCAAGGCATCGTGCGGCCAAGCCACCGGAATCCAGGCGCCCCGAGCTTTGATGGCGCTCGCATGGACAGCTGGAATCTGCTTGGCCCGCTTGTATACGTCGTACAGATAGACGATGTCCGCATCGCGGTTGTGGGCGAGCCACGCGCCAGCGGTCGGGTGATCCCAGCCCAGATCCAGGCCGCAGATACGGGGCCAGTCGTCCGGAATGGCGAAGGGGACCACCACAATCTCCGACTCAGGAATAGGAAACACTGCACCCGAGCCCAACACCGGCTTACCGTAGGCGCGGGCCTCGCGCTCGTGCTCCGGGTAGCTGGCGACGATCGCGTCGGCCTGCTCCTTCGTGTAGTGCCTGGCATCGTAGATGCCCATGTAAATGACGGTGGTTCCGTCGGGCTTCTCGATCAAGAAGCGCATGACCGTCTGGCTCATCCCCATCAGGGGGGTGAACGTGAGGTAAACCGGACCGAGCGTCGTATTGGTGCGGGTCAGCGCCTCCATGTAGATATCGACTGGCGGCTCTTCGTCCAGCCAGATGAAATCCAGGGTCTCGACCTGAAACTTTTGCCGCCCCTGCTCATAGTTGCGAAAGCCCAGCACCGATTCACCCGCTTGGACGTCACCACCACCACCATGGCGGATTACGGCCGACGAAAAGGCGTTGGGCGTGCCGGGCAGGCGCTGTATCTCCTTTATGGCGTCGCGAGGTATTGCCGCAGTACCGAGTTCGGCATCCACACCAGGGCGCCCGAATAGGAGGCGCTGCACGCCATCGCGAGTCGAGGCACCGGACACCGAGGCGGCCCAGCCCACGGTGGCCTTCTTGAATTCCTTGCCTTCCCACCAGTCCGGATACCGGCCGGTCAGGTGCATGGCGGTCTCGGCCGCACCTGAAAAGGTCTTTCCCAACTGGTTACCGGCAGAGAACAGCCGCTCCCGGTACTTGGCGCCGGCGGCGTGGAATTCGCGCTGTTTCTCGTAGGGCTTGTAGTACTGGAGGCGATTGGTCCGCGCCCTGCGGGCGCGCTCCATGATCGCCTTGGCCAGTACAAGACGGGGGTTCTCCGGTTGGGACATCAGGGGACCGGGTCAGTGCACGGTCGCTTCGGGCGCCTCGAGCATCTTGGCCATGACGGCATCCACAGACACGCCCTCGAGCTCGGCGACCTCGCGGGCCGCTTCGATGATCTTGGCCTGCAGCTCGGCGTCGCTGGCCTTCTCCAGGTCGCCCACGCGGATTTCCTTGCGGTCGATGAACATGCCCAGGTACTTTCCGATCAGCTCGACGTTCACGGTCTTGTTGGCCAGGCGCACACAGAAGTTGCCGCCGCGGTCCCAGGACCAGCCCGAAATGGCCCGGCGGACCTTCTCCGGAAGCAGGCGGATATCCTCGGGGCAGGAGATGGCGCGGTAGCCTTTTTCGGCGTCCTCATCCTTCAAGATCAGGTCGGCCGGATCGTAGAAGGCCATGGCGGCCAGCTCGGACAGCACCATGCGCTGGTCGATGACTGCTTCCTCAACAACAGCCTCACGCAACTGGGCGATGCGGGCCGCGATTTTCGGCATCTCCATCATTTCCCGGGCCACGCGATGCACACTGGCGGGCTTCATCTTGCTGGCGTTGTAGGCCTCTCGGTACGCCTGCGAGGCGTTTCCATGCTTGACGACGCCCAGACAGAAGTTTTCCATCTTGACCGTCAGCTTCTCCACCTTAGGCATCGGCAAACACCTTGGCCAGGCCGAAGAGAATCAGCGCCGACATCGCGAGCGCGGCGAAGGCGGCGATGGCCGGAAGCGAGGATTTTGCGTGGGAAGGTCTCATTGCGACACCAGGAAAGAAAAACGCCCGCGCGCGGCGGGCTTTGATGGATGCGTGGGGCCATCGGCCAGATGCCCATGCAGACCTAATCTGCCAGGGCACCGAGCCAATAAGATGGCGGCGCAGGCCAGAGCCAGCATGTACCTGAATGATCAAGGAATCGTCCGCCTGGCATCTTCGGCCGGGACGATGGTTCTGGATGGGTTCTGCGGCTTTGTACCCACGGGAAGGCGGCCGGCGCCGGCAATAGCGCAAGGAGGGGACGCCGGAGGGCCGGCTGGGGATGGACCAGGGAGGGTCTGCCAGCCGCCTACCGATGGGCACAGAACGCAAAAAACCCGCTCGATTTCTCGGCGGGTTTTCTGTGAAGACACTTGTAGACAGTAAGTGAATTGCACGTATTTTCCGCAAATCGGTGCGGAAAGTCAATACATGCGGTGCTAGGATGCTTCAAGCTCTTGCAGTAGAGCTATTCCTTCTTGCTGCCGCTGCCTCAGTAGCGCAGCGATGTCCGCCCACACACCAGCAGGCGGCCGGCGATCACCGGATGCCCACTCGCGCACACGTCGATCGCCTACACCCAAAGCACGCGCCAGATCGGACTGCCAGCGGTCACCATAGAGTAGCTTGCCGGCCCGCTCCAGCTGCTCCGGGCCCCAGTTGCGCGCGTGCTCAAGCGCACTCAGGTAGTGGTAATAGCCTAGCCAAAATGGGCCTTGATCCTCGACCTTGACGCCGCCCACCGGATCCTTGATGTCTGCCTGTAACTTGGCAAGCAAGGGGTCGACAACATCCCGATCCGCACTGGCGAACGCCTTGTGCTTTGTAATCAAGGCGAGCCCGGTCGCGGGCTGCACGAGCAGCACATCAAGCGTCGCCGGTGGGACGTTACCAGCCGGCCACACGGCCCGGACAAGTTGCCCAAGCGTGTACATAGTGTTTTCGATATTCATGGCTCAGTCCTTCTCACCGAAGCCGATGTTGCCGTACCAGGTGATCGCATTGTGGGGCCATCCCATGACGCGCTCGGTAACAGGAGCCTCGCCCTGCTGGCAGTAGTAGTCGATTGCTTGATCCCGCGAAAACCAGCCCTCGTCGCCACGATAGGTGATGAGGTTTTGTTCGTTGCGGGAATATACGTAGATCTTGCTCATGGTCGGCTCCTTAGCCTGATCGGGCGGCCCCAATGGCCATCCCATGAATCTTATTGTGCGCCTAATTTTAGGCGCAGTCAAGGAATAAATTTAGCCAGATCACTTTCTTATGGGCGAAGAAAAGCCGCCCGAAGGCGGCTCTTCCCTGCTCATTGCTTTCAAACTGAAATTCAGAGTTTCAATCCACGTGCCGAAGCACGAAGCCCAATAATATTGGTATCGCGGATCAAGGTCAATACTCGGGATTCCCCTAGGCGGTATCGCTTCCGACAATGCCTGCCCTGTAGAGCGCATCCTCAGCTGCATCCATGGCCAATTGCTCCTGCCCCTTTACGCCATCTTCGCGTAGCTCTCCCTTTTTTGTGTAGCGGGTGCCGTGCAGCCACGCGATGATCAGGGCATTTTGCCTGCTCGCCGTGTCCCGGTGGACGTTCGCCTTCTTGGCCAGCTCCTGGATGTGGACCTTCTCGCCAAAATATCGGGCCACCAGTCCATCACGTAGCAGTCTTATCGTGACATGACCGGATAAGGCCTGGAAGACCGCTGCATCCGATATCTCGCGAATGGCCCCCCGCCAGATAAGGCTCGGCACTGGGCCGCCGCAGCAACGGCAGGCGTCGGACCGGCGGGCGAACCTGGCCACCAGGATCATCTGCTGCAGCCGCGGCAGCTCTTTCAGGTTGCGCAGGATCATGCCAGCTTGTGCGGCGCCATCGAGCCCAGCGAGCCCCTTGCCGGTGCGCTTGACCTTGTCGGCCATCCTGCTCATCAG